TTTATGATATTTGATTTTAAAACAGAAGATATATCATTAGTATATAAAAATAATATAATGAATCCATTTAGACCAATTATAATGTTTGCACACTATTTAAATTATTGGGAACCAATACTAGTAAATACAACTAATAATACTTTATTACTAAATGATAAAGATGATGCAAAAAATACTCCATTTCGCAATATAAGGGAGTTTTCATATAATGATGAAATGATTCGCGAATTATTAAAATATGAAAATATTAAATATTATAATAATATGAAATCTGTTCTTATTAGTAGTATTAATGTTATTATTGATCACGAATTTAAAGCAGTTAAAAAGACAGATTCTATATTTATTACTCATGAAACTATAGAAAAACTAGATGATCAAAATAAGGTAGTAATTGATATGCAAGAGAAAGACACACTATCTTTGGCTAAATTAAATAGATTAACAAAAGCGAAATTAATTAAAAATGCAACACTCCTAGGAATAACAGTTGATATGTCGAAAATGTTGAAAGCAAATATTATTGATTTAATTGTAAATCATAAATAATTGAATTAAAATAACTTGATAAAATTATTTAAATTATTTTATCATATAATATTATATGACTACACCAGATGTATGGGGGCCTCATGCTTGGAAATTTTTACATTATGTAACTTTAAATTATCCTAATCATCCAACTGATAATGATAAACAAAGATATAAAGATTTTTTTAGCTTAATGCAATATGTTTTACCATGTTCTATATGTTCTAAACATTTTTCAGAAAATTTAAAAATTCTACCATTATCACCAACTGTATTAGAATCACGTGATAATTTAATAAAATGGTGTATTGATATACATAATATTGTTAATAAAAGTAAAAATAAACCAGTTATTAGTTATGATGATGCATACAAAAATATGAATACTAATACTATATGTGTAGAAAAGTTTGAAACAAAAAATACTTTATTGCACAGTGATAATACAGAAAATTTTACTGATAATAACGAAAATAACATATTATGTTATCTATTACCAATATTATGTATTCTAATAATAATTGCTATTGTATATAAAAAAAGATAAAAATATTTAAAAACTTCTATATAATAAATTATATATGAATGATAAATGTGAATTAAAAACTGATTTTGCAGTTAATACTATTGAATATAATATTAAAAAAATTAATAAGAGAATTGATGTTCTAAAAAAAAATGGAAAAAAAGATCCTCTTGAATTTGAAATTGATATTTTAGAATATATGCCTGAATTTTATGAAGAATATCCATTTCTTGTTAAAAAATTGGCATCTGGAGCAGATATTACATATTTATATAAAATGTTAGAAACTCTAAATCAAGTACAGAAAGGCAACAAATCATTTGCAAGTGCCGAATTATCATTAGGTAAAGAATTAGCAGATAAATATCTCCCTTAACCCAAAAATGATTTTATATTCTGCAACTAAGAGATATTTAATTCAAAATTTTTTAAAATTTTAAATTTCGTATCGCAGTCTTATTATATAATCAAAAATCTATAGATTTTTGATTTTATAAAAATTGTTAGTTTGTGTATATTCTACAACTAAATGATGTTTATAAAACTAGACAAAGCCTAGTTTTATAAAAATTGAATTTTAATAATAATAATTAAATTAATTATTATTATTCTAAAATGATTACTCGAACGATTAACGAAATTAATGATATACCGAGTGTTTTTCATTATATACCTAAATTTATGAATGGAATTGAACAAAATGAAATAATGATATATTTAGAAAATACTAACGATTTTAGACCAAGTATTAAATTTAATAGCAATATTTCAAGATTACTAAAATGGTATCAACGAGATGAGAAATATTTTTGCCCTTTGTGGAAAGTACGATATCCTCATTGGGAATCTTTTAAGATGGATGATACTATTAATAATTTAATTGAAAAAATTGATACATTCATTCATACTATTCCAAATCTTCATATTCCAAAAATTAATAGTTGTTTAATAAATAAATATCCAAATGGTGATCATCATATTTCACCCCATCGAGATTGTTCACTATCATTTGGTGAAAAACCAACAATTATTGGATTATCATTAGGTGACACACGGACTCTACTTTTTGAAAATGATAAAGAAAAATTTAGTTTTGAACTTGAACCAGGATCTATTTTAATAATGAGTGGCTCTAGTCAAACATATTATAAACATTCTCTTTTAAGATCTGATTCTAAAAATCCGCGCTATTCTTTAACTTTTCGAGAATTTATTTTATAATTTCGCAATGTAACAATTTTATGACATGATATACATAATGTTCTTATATTACTTAAACCACAACACCCCCCGCCATCTTTAACTTGTAGTATATGGTCCGCATCCCATAATGATCCGCCAAATTTTTTTTTAAATATTTTTCTTTTTAAAGTAATATTATATAATTTTAAATATTCTTCTTTTTCATTAGTTGGTAAATCAATAGCTATTTTAGCAATTTCTTTAGTATCTATATTACATATTGCACAAATTCCTTTATCACGTTCATATACACATTTTCGTAAATAATTACCATTTGTTCGTAAATTTAGTTCATGTGCACATTCATTACTACATAATGTACGCCGTGGCGGTAATACTGGTTTGTTACACCATCGACAACAAGTATGTCCATCTTGTGTTTTTGGTAATAGTTCTGCTTTACATAATTTTCCCAAATATCGATTCATTATATTTATAAAGATTATTTTTATAAAATATTTGCAATAAAATTATTTTCATCATTATGAAGTTGATGTTGACTTGTCTCAAGTAATTTCGTAAGTTCTTTTTTATTTGTATCAAAAAGATTCTTAGATGGTGGATAAAACATTCTGCTCCACCATTTAGTAGCATTTATCTGTGCTTCTCTATGCATTTGAAATTTATCACCATAATAATTATTTTCTTTGATATATGTAATAATATTATTAATCATAATTTGTTGAGGATTAACTAGTTTAATATTCATAAACTTAAATTTATTTAGAAATTCAGTTGGTAATTCAAGATTTGGTAAAATATCATATACATGTTGATCATGTTGATCAGTCATTTTATTTAATATATCATCTAGTTTAGATGTATAATTACTCAATAGTTTACTATCTTGATCATATTCAAAATTTTTACAAATAATATATTTATCAGATACTGTAGGTCTTGAAAAGAATGGTTTATAAATATATACTTCATTATAAAACATTGTTAATATATAAATCATTTTTAATGTAACATGTGTAAATGTATCAAATACACGTAGAACAAAATTACCACCTTTTTCTTGTAGTTTTAATGCACATATAATTTCTGCAAGAATCATTTTATAAGCTGATTGTTCTTGATAATTATCATAAATTTCTGTATTTTCAGCTGATTTTTGTATATTATTACATGTAATTAAATTAGCATATTTTTTATTCAAGTCTTTCTTAAATGCAGTAATTAATTTTGGCTGAGTGATATCAATATGTTTTTCTTTATTATCGTGGTCAGAAGCTATAACATGCACTTTATCATTTTTAGAACTAAAACCATATTTTTCTCGATAAGATGATAGTGCTTTCATAAATCCAGAACTAGTTTTATCAATTGCAATATAGTTACATACTTTATGATCAGCTAGTTCAAAAAAATATAACATTTCCCATAGTTTATAGAAAGATGGGTTAATTATAGTATTTTTATTCATATTAAAATATATATGAGTTAATGCAGTTAAATTATCATCATAATTTGGAATAGTGGTTTCAAATGGATTTATAATATAATAAAAATTATTTTCAGACTTTATAAGTTTATTATAAGTCGTTAAATCATTTCTAGTTCTATCTAGATAATAATGAAAACCTAGGCTAAATAAGGGTTGGTTAACTGTAGATGATAATATAATATTATCATTATCAAGTTCATTTAATGTATTTACATCATCTAATTTAAATATATACGGTTTGTACATTATTAGATATAAATAAATTATCTATAAGTATTTTATTTTACAATTTTTATAAAACTAAGTCAAACTGAATTAGCTTTACTAAATTCAGTTTAATCTTTAAAAACTAAAAGGTGTAAAGGCCTAGTTTTATAAAAATTGAATTACAATTATATTGAATGTTAGTTCTTTATATATACTTTTAATGAATACCGTACAAAACAACAATGGAACGCTTAAACACTCTGATGTAGATATTAGCCTAATTAAAGTAAAACTCACAAAGATTCAAGGAGATGAAGTACCACTCGTAAAATATGGCCCATATGATAAAGACCTAATTATTCAATGCCCATGGATTAAAATGAAACAATATGGCATACCCCCTGGTGAAACACTCACTAATGGTGCCAAAAATGATTATTATTCATCTGAGGAAGCACGTGATTCTATGAAATTCCCTTTAGATCCTGAAAATTGTTCAGTTGCTACTGGTGATAGTACAAATGCAGATGAACTGGCAGCATTTATTACAACACTGAAAGCTATTGATAAACACTTTAAGGAATCAAAAGAAGTTCATGCAGCAGCTAATATTGATGCTGATGATATTGAAAAATATATGCCTAATTATAGAAAGCCAAAAGCTAATAAAAAAGCAGATGCAAAGATTAAATACCCTTATATGAAGGCAAAACTAAACACTCAATATCCAAATAAAACAAATATTACAACTAAATTCTTTAATGTTGATCGTGATACACAAAAGACTAATCGAATTCAAACAACTCCGGATTATATTACCCTTGAAGATCTTGAGAAATATTATGAATTTAATTGTGAACAGCAACCAGTTATTAAATTTGTTAAAGTTTGGTCACAAAGCACTGGTGCATGGGGTATTACTATGAAACTAATGATGTCTCGTATTAAAAAATCTCAACGCACCGGTAAAGATGATTTTACAGATTTTATTGATGATTCTACTGATAGTAAAGTTCACCAAGCACCAAAAGATGAAGTTAAGGCATCACCTGTTAAAAAGGTGGAGCAAGTTGTTTCAGATGATTCAGATGAAGAACCGGTTGTAAAGAAACCAGTTGTAAAGAAACCTGCTGAATCAGATGATTCTGATGATGAAGTTGTTAAAAAAGAGCCAGTCAAGAAAGCTGCACCAAAGAAACAAGTTGAGTCAGATGATTCAGATGATGAAGTAGTTGTCGCAAAGAAACCAGCTGTAAAGAAACCAGTCGAATCAGATGATTCTGATGATGAAGTAGTTCAGGTTCGCAAGCCTGCAGCTAAACCGGTCCGTGGAAAGAAATAGATATATTAATCCCTTATTTTATTTATCATTAAATTATTTATTTACTTAATTTATCTTATGAATCATCATTTAAGGAATATTTACTATATAAAAATATATGAATAAGCAACAACCATATAAAATAGATGATATAAATTTATTAAATATAGTATATTCTAGTGTTAAACAAACAGATACAAAGAAAGTTATTTTAATTAAATATGGTGATAATGGTTTACGTAATCTTGTTTTCCAAACTCCAACATTATTAAATTTACACCAACCATATATGCATTTTAATAATAATGAAGGTTATGCAGAAGTTGATATTGGTCTTATTTCAAAAAAAATACATAAATCTCAAAAGTTAATAGCATTTTTAAATAATCTTGAAACAAAAATAAAAAATGATGCAAGGTATTACGGCTCATCATGGTTTAATTCATCAACACATCAAAATATAAACTTTCAAAAAATAATTAAAAGTTCTGATATGTGCGAGAATGGTGTATTAAGATTAAAATTATTAAAAAATAAAAATTTTGAAACAATTACACAAATGAATAATAAAGATAAAATTAATTTTGATATGTTGCCAGCTAATTCATATGTTAAAATGATTATAGAAGTATATGCAGTATGGATAAATCGTAATAATGATTTTGGTGTGTTTTTAAGACCAATCTTAGTTTCATATACTGATAATAATTATAATTATGATTTTATTCATGAATCAGAAGAAGAACATGATGATATTCCAGATACTGAAGAAAATCATAATAGTATTTTTATAAAATCAGCACATATACAATTGGATACAAATGACTCTACAACAAATCTAGAATTAAATATTACTAATATTGAATTAAATAAATTTGTAGATGCACAGTCGGAACAAGAATTAAAAGATGTAGAATCACAAATTGCACCGGAACAAGTGAATGTACAAGAATTGAATAAAGATGTAGTATCAAATGATCCTGTTACTAATCAAGAATTAGATGAAGATGATCCCAATGATATAGAAATAACAAAATATTATAATTTATTGATAAATAATCAAAAATAGAATATCATGTTAAATATCCTAAAGAAATCTTTATAATATAATTTATATATTTTATATTATGGATAATGCAGTTAAATTAAATAAACAGGTATTTGAAAATATCCAAATTACATCACAAGAGAATATGATATTGAAATCAATGGAACATTTTTATACAAATAATAACAATGTTATTTTATTTATGAATATTATTAGTATTGAATCTGGTATGTCAATCAGATTAATAGATTATTTTGTAACAAAATATTCAAAAATTAATAAAATAATATATAAATTTAATGATGAAACTGTTAATGTATATGCATCTTATAAACAACAGCTAAAAGCCTTTCAGAAAAAACATTTTGATCCTTTTAGTAGAGGTGAACGTATACCATATTTTATGAGCAATGATTGTGTTATTACTACAATTGGGCAGTTAAATTTTTTTAGATGGTTTATATCCAAGAATATACTAGAATATATGTTAGTAAATCAAACTGTAATTGAATATAATATGAATTATCATAATAAAGATGAAAAAATAGTATCAAAATTAAATAAAGATATTAAAATAAAGAAAGTTAAATATTCTCCTAATATTAATAAAACCTTTATTAATAATATTGGTAATAAACAGTCTAAAATAATAGTATCTTTTAACTAAAAATTGTTAGTATGCGTATAGAAAATGCGAAGCATTTTCTATTCTGCAACTAAGAGATATTTAATTAGGCTTTGCCTAATTAAATATCTGTGCGAATACTGATTCAAAATTCTAAAGAATTTTGAATTTCGTATCGCAGTCTTATTATAGAATCAAAAATCTATAGATTTTTGATTTTATAAAAATTGTTAGTGTGCGTATAGAAAATGCATGCATTTTCTATTCTGCAACTAAATGATGTTTTTCTCGCTGTAAAATTAGACCTTTGAACTGAATTTAGCAAAGTTAATTCAGGATGACTTAGCCTAGTTGTAAAAAAATTGAATAATATACATATTGCATTTAAATACATCACTATTCTTCAATGCCTGCCAAGAAACAAATTACAAAGACAAATGA